GTCCATTTGCTCGGATACTTAAATGTATCTAATGCCATTTCGCTATAGCTGAGTCTATCAGGCACCATTGGAATAGCATCTACTAGTGCGCCTTCGTACCAACTTATGCCTAAGGTTTCTTGTAAATTAGCACTAAACACTAGTTTAGCTTCGCCCAGCATATTGTGATATTCATTCTTGGTCAATGGATATTCTTGACATACACGGAATTCGTATTGAGGAAGATGCTTCTTCAAGTCCATGAATATGTCTAATTGCTTTTCTGGAGCAAGTCGATGTGGGAAAAGAATGACATTTTTCTTTGGCATGTTTTTGTACATGATCAAAGTGTCTGGCATATACTCCATAGGCCAACCAGATCGAATTATCTTACCATCATCACGATAATTTTTTAGATCCTCATGCCTCCATGGATTTTCAAAAATCTCATCATTCAAGAGATTGTCATCGAACATCTTGATATGAAATTCTGTAGCAAAATAATTGTGATCAATCGCGTGGAAAAAACTCTTTTCGGCATGTCTTACCCAACCTGCGTTACCAATAAGACGCCCTAAGAAGTCCTGAGGATCATAACTACCAGCATGCCATAGAGCGTGTATCTTGACAGGAATGCCAAGTAACTCACTCATGTATTTGATGTTAATGATCCCAGGATGCCACGCATCTGTAAAAATAAAATGATCACCAGGGCCCACTGATCCGGCGCAAAATAGTCTGCTAATCTTCTCAACTTGACTAGACTTATATACATTGGTGCCACCAAAATTGAGAAAAGCACCAGGCGTAGTGGCAGCAGGAATATCCGTAGGGCCATCGATAATTTGAACATTTTGTACCCTTTTTCGTAAGAGCTCAGGTACATGAGCCTTCCATTGTCCCGTGTACCTGGTCTCGACAGCTTCTAAATCAACTAAAAATACTGTCATTGTCTTGTGAAGTTTCTTGGCTTATTGTTGTGTCTAAAATCTCTACGTTGATGATTGTGGTTATTATGATAACCACCATTGCTATGGCGTTGAGAGTTTAGAAATGCCCTATAGTGTTCGCTGTCTTTTCTATAAAGATCAGCAGGATTATAAGGACGAAGCTCAAATCGACAAAAGTCGAGATAAGCATCTAAGTCATCAAAAATCTTGACGACATCTGGGCGATTGGCGAAATACTTATATTCCTTGTAGTTCTTAGACATTATAGCCTCTTGTTTTAATATTTGATGAATGAACCATTTTCTCCGTCTTCGGAGATCTCAATCCAAACCTCGCGGCCTGGGTACTTTGCGATAATCTGAGCGTGTAAATCATCGCTCATCATCTCACAACTCTTGTAGTCAAGGCTTAGAACGGCACCTTGACCATTATACAGCGACTCGAGCCATCGTTTGAATTGGATGAACTCGATGTCCCTATCATTGTGGAGCACATTGATCCACACCCTGAAATGAAAGATGTGGCGATGAGGGTAACCCAAAAACGATACGTCATATTCATCTCCAGTAGCTAGACTTGGATCTTCCAAGGCTGCTGGATATTTATGAATACCTTCTTTGCGAAAAGTGACCCAAATCATTTTGTTAGGGCGGACGTCCTGCCGAATATTCATCCTCTTAATGCCTCCATCATGACGATCTTTCCTAGTTCTGTGCCTAGGTCGTCTTCTTCTTTGATAACGAACATCTTACAACCGCTACGATCCTTTAAACGATCATAGCTTCTAGTTTCAACTACATAACCGCCAGATGCCTTGTAGATTTGTAGTCGCATACCTTCTGATTGTAGTTTAGCTTCTTCGACCATTCCGAGAGAAGCTATTGGTTGAGAACTTTCTTCGTCGAATAACCAAGATCGAAATTTTTGTTTAAAAGATCGTTTCATTACTTGCCTTTGTGTTTTTGCTGTTGTTTCGACAGCATATTGTCCAGTTGCCATTACTTTATAATCTCATCTTTACCATATTCGGTCCAACTAGTGAAGCGATCTCTTCCCAGTAGGTCATGGAGGTTATGGCACCACACTCCGTGATTAGTAGCATTAAAATCTCTATCGTCGATTTTAATTGTGGCATTATAGCCTAATTGTTGTAGATAGGGGATCTTTACAGATATCTGCGGAATGAAATTTGTATATTCGCAACACGCAGATTCAAGAAGACCTTCTACGCAACTAACATCAAGATCTAAAGTACATAGGTATTGATGTCCGTCTCTAAGACCACTTCGTAACATTGTTTGGATCATATCTTCCCATGGACGCCATCCGTCACCGTCGTTGACTTGTAGCTTAGGAAAACTTTGATTAGCGCCAAAATAGATATGTTCACAGCCATATGCTACTGCTGCCGCATGAATTTTGCTAGTAGGCTGTACTCCTACAACGAATAAAGTCTTTAATCCAAAGGCAGGAGTTTTTTCTACTTCAATACCTGTGAAAAATACAGCGTCGTCTGCTTGTCCAGATGAATAATCTCTTTTCATATTTCACCAAGTTGAAACGTCAGTGATATCGACGGTAGTGTCGTTATCTTTGTCGTTATCGTTGAACAGATTGAATTTAACTACGACAGTAGGACCGATACCGCTACTATGGCTTTCCTCTAAGGTAAACCATTCTACTTCTTTGAAGTGCGCGGCCATTTTAGATAGTTTTTCGACTTGAGTCCTATTGAGAGCAAATTGTGCCGGAGGAATTGGTTTATCTTTCTTCGTCATCCCAGTGTTCCAATGTATCGTGATCGTGTTCCCATTGCTTACGTTCTAGTTTAGCAATTTCGTCTCTAAAAAACAACCTTTTCTTTTTCAAAGCAGCTAGTTCTTCATCTTTGAAATTACCATTTCGCTCCATTTTATCGATTTGGTTATCTAGGTGTTGATGTACTTCTTGTAAGTGCTTGATTCGATTCTCATACATGCTGAGCCTCCTGCTCGTGATAGAGTTCTTCTAATTCCAAAAGTGCTTCATCATTTGGATCCATGAAGTCTTCTACTGTTCCTGTTTTTTGATCTTCTTCAAACAGCGAATTGTATGTGTTCTTAGCAACACCACCTTTCAATCTCATACCCATCATGTCATTGAGCATAGGTCTTGCCTGTTCGATCATCTGCATCGGAGTTTCTGATTTGAATAACTCTTCGACAAATCTATCAAAATACAGGATATTGCGAGGAACCCAATCAGAGTATTCATCGCTCATATCGTTTTCTTTGACCTTACGCCATAGTTTCCAATCAGGCTGTATCTTCTTAGTTTCGATATCCATGAGATTGTTAGCACGTTGTACAGCAACGATATGGCAATATGTGTTATGTGCCATCATAAGCGCATAACCAAAGCTGTCCCAGCTTGTCTTGCCTTCTTTGCCGACTTTGTTTAACATACCTGGTTTGTACCAGCAGATGTCTCCGATTGACAGCCTGCGTCCTATTTCTGATTCGAAGGGGAACGGGACATGAAAAGCCTGGCTAAGGGCTTTGTTGTCTGGGGCTTTGTCCATGATAACTGACCAGCGTTTGTTTGTGTGCTGTGCGTTTGTGTAGACGAGCCCGTGTGCTGTTGCGATAAACGGTGATGCGCAATCAAAAGATATGGTAAAGTTTTCATTTACGTTCTTCCTAATCTGTCTTTGAATAGAAGTCAAATAGCAAGACCAATCTAATTGGGCTGTACCCAAGAAGTGCATCCAATTACGATCGTCTAACAGCTTTTCATCTCGCAATATGATAAGACGTTTAAGTGCGATTTCCATGTCGCACATGTTCTTACCACCCATCGCCCAACCTTCGGTAGGAAGATGTTTGACAGCCTGATACCAAGCATCGGCTGTTTCCCAGTCGCTGCCTTGTAACACGTTTAGAAACTTAGTTTGTCCTAGTCGATTACGGATAAAGTAATCGTTATTATGTAGAGTTTTATCTAAACAGTCTTGGAAGCTCTTAAGACCTGTCTTTGGACTGTGTATATGATCACAAGCCCATGTCGGAACGTCTAGCAACATAGACCAATCAGCAGTTAGCTCTAGCCAATTAAGGATCTTATCACGAACATCATTAGCAGCCTTGCCTTCAAAGTTCTGCCAGTCAAACTTAAGAACACCTTTACCAATCTGATATCCACCGGAATCTCCAACGATAACAGTGTTAGCACGATCGCGATCTTGGATCATCGCATCCATGGTCATAGTCTTGTTAAGATCTAGTGTAGCATGTCCTGCGGAATAAAGACCATACTTGTAAGTAAAGTACCCTTGTTCAGGATTAAGAAAGTTCATACCTTCGATACCACGATCGAAACCTTGTGGAATACGATCGTCGGGAACGAATTGTTCGAAACGTTGTTTACTGATATACGTGCTAAAGAAACAGCTGATAGCTGGCAGATATACTGCGTAATCTTTTTGTAAAGGTGTTAAGTTGACTGGTGGGTTCATATTAAGGGCTTGCCTGTTCCATAACTTCGCCATGATCGTGATATGTATCTTTGGCTAGTTTTGCTGTTATTGTTAATTGTTGTTTGGCTTTTTCTACATTCTCCATAGCTATTTTAACAGCTTGATTAGTAGAAGCCAACCGTTCATATTCTTGTTCTTCGTTGCGTCTCTGACGTGCCCAATCCAGCAATGCTTCTGCTTCTGAAGAAAGATTCACGCTGGCATAGCTCATACCCATTTCTTTCCATGAATTTCCGTCATAGACTTCTACGGCCGAATTATTCGGATTGTATCTTAGAGAACCAGCAGACAAACTGCCTGGACTGATATATGTGCTCATAGGAGAACCGCCTTGTACATTTAAGTAACGGCTGTTGGTAGTAATATTTTTAATCATCGCAATCACCTTTAGTTGCCTTAATAGCAAAAGCGATCATGCCAACCACGACCACTAATGCTACAAGACTGAAAATTAAATCAAGATCCATGATATCAAGACGCCTGTGCTGGAATGATATACCTGTAAGTAGTCAACCCGCTGTCTAGTGTGATTTCGATAGCACCTTCGTTGGAAAGTTTCATCTTGGTATTATTAACATCAGCAATCTTCAAGATGCTTAGTACTGGCAACACTGGCCAAGTCCAACCCTTGTTCAACGTACCTACGACATCGGTAGCAAAAACAAATTCACCACCGTGTGTGCTAGCATCACCGAAGATAAACTTTAGATTGTTGTTTTCTGTCTTGGCCAAGAATGTTGGATGTTCGCTATGAGCACCTGCTTGGAAATTGAAACGAGCCACTGCTGCCACACTGGGTTCTAATTCTACGTGCCAAGCAACGCCACGGAACTTAACATTCTTTAGCTTTTCGTTTACAGCTTCCATGCTCATAAAACGATAGTCGTTCTTGAAGTCGCCATCTTTATTTTCAAAGTGGATGCCTACTGGCAGGGTCTCGCCGTTGCGTTCTGCTTTGAAAATATTGATCTTAGCATCTTCTTTGTATTCTGATCCATCTAGCAGATACTTCAACTTTTGTAGTTGAGGCATACCAAAAGTACCAATCATATCAGGATATGGATTGTGTGTATTGGCATCCATGATCACTGAACGATCTTCTGCCATAGAAAAGAAAGTTGTGCTTTCTTCTGTGCCCGTAACCTTAACAGTAGTTAGGAATCCTAGGTTCTGTGTATGGCTTACGATGTCTTGTAAAATGTCCTTCATTAGAGTTCTCCATGTATAAGTTAATTTTATTTAGATCGTGAGTAAATGTCAAGTGAAATTTATTCAAAATCAAAAAGCGAGTTAAAGGTGTTATCGCTTCTAGTCTGACTGATGTCCCACTCTAGCACACCGATCAAATTTTCTAGTTTTTCATCTATGACGGCATTTTCCATCTCACCGTCATTGAATGGTAATTCTTTGAACCACGATGGTAGTCTAAGTTCGTCTACCGGATAAGCTACATAAGTATATCCCATGGGATTTTCTTTTAACTTACACACAATAACTTTGGCACCATCGGTGATATTCATAGAATACTTGTCACCATACATGCGTTTGAGAGTATTCCAATTGATACTGGCTCGCACATGTCCTGGCATATTAGCTTTGCCTGCTTTCTTTTCTTTGGCTTGATATTCTGTTATGTTATTGGCTCGCTTGGGCGATCCTTTCTCCCAACCAGGTCTTAATTTAAACTCAGTCCTAAACTCCGTGATAAAGTTTAGGATTTCATCTCTGTCAGTACCTTTAAGAACTTTTTCTAATACTTCGCTTAGAAAGTTCTGAATGATTACAGGAGTATCTGAACGCTTAAGATCCAGCCCCATAGCTTTGATCTTGCCAGGCTTGCCGTCAACATCAGATCGTTTGCCTTCCTTGTCGTAATAAAGAACAGCATAACGTTTCTTGGTAATAAACAATCCTTTTGATGCTACGATTTCACGACCAGCACGTATGACTTCGCCGCGTGTCTTTGGACAATGGAATTTTTCGTTCATCATCTTAGCAAAGCTAAGATTAGTTTCTTCTGCTATCTGATCATATAGCTGTATTACAGTTTCTTTAGTCCAAGGAATCTGACCAGATTCGATTTCTTTCTTGAGAACATTGTATGCGGAAAAATAACAAGAGTCGGTGTCGCCGTAGATGATAGCTTTGCCCTTGTAGTCATATTCACCTGTAATAATTTCGTTGATCTTACTAGCCATATGTTTCACGATAGTACGACCACTGAGTGTAGTAGATTGTCCTATGCGCGGATCAAAGAATCTACAGCCAACGTTAAGAATAGCACCATACAAACTATTCAAGTTAATCTTCTTGACCAGCTGTCGTTTGTCCCAGTATTCTTCTTCAATCTTATTACCTGCGGCAATACTTTCTTTTAATTTGGCCTGTAGTTCTTTACGTTCAGCATACCAGCGTTTTAGCAGACCTGGTATTACACCTTCTTTTTCATATGTAAAGATAGTACCATTAGCTGACAACATCCACGGTTGGTTGCTATCAAATATGAGATCATTAATTTGGGCTCCTGAGAGCGTGTCACTGCCGCCCTTTTCCCAGTCGATAGTGATTTCTTTAGCGACATTTCGATCCATTACAAATTCGTATTCTAATGTTCCGAAAAGTCCTTCCCAAGCTGCGGCAAATGACTTACCGTGACGTACCATCTGCTCGTCAATATAGGCTTTGGTATAATCTGGACGCAACTGTCCTATCACTGTTTCTGGACCCATGTTTAGAGCACGAATAGCAGACGGATACAGTGAGTTAATGTCAACTGATCCAATCCATTCTGCTATACCCTTCTTTGGATATGCTACATACGCACCAGCAGCCTGTGTATCGCCGTGTGAATCTCTATTGGCTCTGTTGGGCACGATCATGCCTCTGCGGTGTGCTTCGTTAATAATAGCCTGTTCAGTAACAGCTACAGCACCCATAGTGGTCTGTAGCAACACAGTATTTTCATGTGCGATCTGATTGGCTAGATCGATAAATTTTAGTTTTTTATCAAGTTTATCTAACAACGCACAGTCTTGTCTATTGTATTCGATAAACTTACGGAAGTCGTTGTTATACAATTGATCTAGTGTGCCTTCATAGACAGTTTTGTTTTCTCCGATTTCCATCTCACCGATAGCATCTAATCTATAGGTGTGGCGTTCTTCGTAGGTATATTTTCTATAAAGTTCTAGACTGTCTAGATGTACACGACCGATGAAGTCGTATGTAACTGCGGTCTTACCAAACTTTTCATATTCGCGCTTTTTGGGAAACTGATCCCAAAGGCAGAATCTGCGAGTATCTTCTTTGCTTAATGCTTTGGTAACACGATTAACAGTATAGGGAATATCATATCCTTCGCTGTTCCAACCACTGATAACGTCTGCGTCTTCAATAAGAGTTAGAAAGTTGTCTAACATCTCCGCTTCAGTTTCGAAGAGATATGTATTAGGGAATTCTTTAACAGCTTCTGTAGCTTCGGCCATAGACATCGTTTTTGGAGGCACAGCCAAACAGACTAGTGTATCTAACCATTGTAGATGTATAGCGATAGAAGTGATAGGCATGAAAGCATCTTCAGGCGATGCGTAACCGCGTTCAGGATCGAAATCGACTTCGATGTCGAAAAATGCTACATTCAATTTTGGAGCATCTTGTCCTAGATAATTTTCTTCTAGGCATCGGAATATAGGATTGATGTCGGATTCAAATAGCCGTTGGCTACCGTGTATCTTTATTTCTTTGTGGAATTCTTTGAGGTTCTTACAAGTAACTCTGTTTAGTGTGTCACCGTACACACTGGTATACTTGCCTCTAGTATCTGGATAATAGAAAATATATCTAGCAGGAAATTCTTTATATTGTCTGCGACCTTCTTTATCTCGTTCTACGATACTTACAAGATCAGAATCTCTGCTGTACAAAGCGTCAACGTAACTCATCAATTCTCCTATGCCATTTAGGGCTGGCAAATACCAAACTGATCATTTATGGCTGATCAACCGTAATCTATATTAATTAGTTAGCATTCTTATCAAGCCAACAGTATCGATACTGGTCAGCAAGATATAGTTAGCCAACATGCCGAAACTTTTTCTAGTCCAAGCAGCCCAAGCATACAGAGCACAGCCAGTAATCCAAACAGGGTAGAGAGCCAAAAGAGGCGGGTTTGGTACAGTGACTGCCATCGTGATACTACAAAATATGCTGATAGCCCAAGCAAACAACTCCACCACAAAGCGGACAGGATGACTAGACCAGTCATCCCTAATCCAATCGAATGTGGGTTTTAATAGATCTATCATTCTGGTAAATGTTTAGTAACACCGAGGATGCCTTCGATTTCTTCCCATTCAGATTCGTGGTCTTTCCAGTTACCCTTATGAGCGATACGTATAGCTTTGTTGATGATGCTGGGTTTTACTTGGAGTTCTTCTGCCACAGCTTTGACAGTTTCTTTAAGACCTTCTTGTAGGTCTTCTACTTCTCTTAGAACATTAGAACCTTCTGCGATTAAACGTTCTAATTTTGCTTTTTCTTCGGGACCGTAAATTTTAGCCATTTATAATAACTCCTAATATAGCTATTATATATGACTTGAGCCCCGAAGAGCAAAAATTTTTATGCCAAAACGTGCATCGCGTGTTCGTAATGCTTTTTGCGATCTTCTAGACCAATAGTGCCGCCATTGATACGTTTGGTCATTGTTAGGATGTCGCCGGCATCTGCGTAGGCATTCAACCCATTAGCAGCCCAGAACCAACCAGCTGATAGTACTGCGCCTGGGGATGTTTCTAATAGATCTGGTTCTGATAATAAATCAGCACCAAGAGCATCACCACAGGCTCTGTAGTTGTTCTTGCCTGTGACTTGGATCAGTCCACGACCACGATAGCGGAAACCATCTCCGCTGGCTTCGTCACCGTTGCCCATTCTGTTAGCATACACTCTGTTGGCAATCATTTCTGGTTTGCGAGCGTATTGACTTGCTATTTCTGAATCTGGAAAATACTTATGGAAAATCTTTTGTAAACCATCGGCTGAGTAATTTAGATTTTCTACCATAGCATTAAAGTTGCCACTTTCATGTGCGCATTGCGCTAAGAAAGCAGCTTGTCTTGAAGGTGTGTTAATTTCAAACAATTCAAATGCTTCCATGAATCCATCATATAGTTCAGCTATTCTGTTAGGATTAGCATGTGGGAAAGCAGCTTGGATTTGTTCTAGACTAGCCATCTTTTATTTCCTTATTCTGTAATAGTATCGCAGACGTCCCAATCACCGCCCATTCTTTCATAGGTCATAGCGGCAAACGCATCTGCTTTTGCTGATTCAGTGAATTTGTTTTTTGCTACACGTTGAGCCCAATCCCACAGTGCTTCATCTTTAGGATCGATCTGTTTTGTGTAATTGCTTTCTTTAACGATAGCAAGAGCATTGACAAAGGTCAGTTTTGTTTCTACTGATTCTTTCATAGGCTTCTTGGTTTTAGCATCCTTAGCTGCCTTCTTCATTGGCTCTTTCTTGTTACCATCTTTGTCTAGATCGATATAATCTGGTTTGGCAGCTTCGTTGGCACGTTGTTTCTTTAACACAGCGCCGGCAATCTTCTTGCCTTTTTCTCCACCACCTGCTGACTTAGCAATCTTAGAAAAGTTCTTACCTGGCTTACCAATGTCTTTACCAGCGCGAGCTTTCTTGGCAGAATAATCTCCTGTAGAAGCTTCTTTCATCGAACCATGTACTGAGCATTTGGTCTTGCCTACAGTTTCACAGGTACACTTTTTAGTTTCGTTGGTCATAGAATTGGTTACAGCTTGACCCAAACCGCCACCTACGACAGCACCAACTGGTCCACCGACTAGAGCTCCTAGGCCAGCGCCTACTCCTGCGCCGATAACACCTTCTTGTACATTGTATGGTTGACCTTGGTTCATGCCTGCGTGTTGATGGTAGCATTCACCCATTTCACCGTGTGAAATCTTACCACCGCATTTTTCACAGGATTCTTTGTGATGCATACACATCTCTAGGTTTCCTGCTTTGTGATGCTTGGCATATTCTGAAGCATGGTGATGAGCCATTTCTGCTGTGCTTTCCATACCTTCTGTATATTTGCGCTCATGCTTGACACCAGTCTTGGTCTTGGTCAATGTGCCCTTAGAAGTTTTGACAGTATCACCTGGTTTAGCACTCTTATCAAATGAATCCTTGTCTTTGTGTTCGGAAGCTTCTTTGACCTTAGCGTCTTTAGCTGCCTTTTTCATTGGCTCTTTCTTGTTGCCATCTTTATCCATATCTAGGAAATCGGGCTTGGCTTTCTTTTCAGCTAGAATTGATTCTGTTAGCGGAGTAACTCCTGCTAGAACCTTGATAGCCATGCTTTCTTCTAGTACGACGGGATCAGCTAGCTTTGGTGCTGCTACAGGCGTCGCTGGAATATCAATACTGTCTATTTTTTGGATGAGTGCTTTAAAATCCATGTTATTTTCCTTGGGTCTTCATTAACTTGTTGGCTCCATGAGCTTTCTTTTCATACGTATATTTATCTTTTGAAAGCCGGACCGCCGAATATGCTTACGTCCTTGGTATCAAGGGCATTAGCTGTTTTTACTTTTTTCTTAGATCTAGCTATGTTAGGGTTGGCTACAGACGCTATATTTCCTGCGCTAGTAGCACCTGCTGTAGCAGATTCCTTGATTTTTGATGGTTTTGCTAGTAGTTCTGCTAATTTCATTTGATTTCTCGTACATTAGTTACCATAGAGCTGGGCCCGTACATTACTTTAAACAATCTCCTAGCCATTTCTCTGTTTTTAGCGTTAACTGCTGTATCAATGTAAGAAGTAGATCCATTAAGTTTTACCTTGATCCTAGCTCCATAATATCTATAATCATTTACTAGCTCGCCAAATCTCATTTCTTTCTACCCCGTCTCATATTTATTTGCCAACGGGCTAGCTGTCCTTTACGTCCTTTAGCGTGTGAGGCTTTTTCTAATTCAGCCATAGTGGCTTTTTTAGGTATTCCATGGCGTTGGCTATCACCTGGGCGACCTGGTCCTTTGCCATCAGCAAAGTTTTCCGCCACACCTTGCTTGCTAACTTCTTTAACGTCTAATGCTACATCCGGACTGTCATCTATGAAACCCAGTCTTTCGACAGCACGTTTTACGTGATCGCCCGGTTCGATAATCACACTATCAAATTCACCTTTATGATCATTGATAGTTACCTTTACTGGCATGTTAGTCTGTTTGAGATAGTCCAAAGTCTTGCCGACAGCACTTCCGGAAAACTTAGTAGGACTGCCTATAGGGTCGAATCTATTGTATTTTGTTAAGAACTTGTGTACAGAATAAAACCCAGATCTTCTTGATTCTTCGATACTTTCGTCTTTGGCAGTAGCGATAGCATTGCTGCCGCCTCTATCTTTGCTGATTAGCTGTTGTGGTTCGTGAGGCTCTTCTCCTTGACCAACACGACGGGCACGTTTCAACCCATCTAATACTTTTTTAAGTGTATCTTCGTCAGCTTGATATTTGATACCTATACCGCCTGCTGCTTCCCAGGATGAAATGTTGCTACCTCTATCATCTATTAAGACATTAGGCATGCCATTGGCATTGACTGCGTACTTGGCTTTGTTAGCTACTATAAAAATATTTTTAGGTTTTACTGCTAGATGTTTTTCTATCCAGCGTCTTTTTTGTACACCGGAATTTTCGTGATCGCCTCTGAGAGGGCTTGAACAGATATTATAGCTGCCAGCAGCATCGACAACGATATCTAGTAGTTTGTCAGCGGTAGGAAACTTAGGCAATCTATAAAAGAAGTCAGTGCCTATCATCTTGTTTAACGTTGGATCTGCTTTAGCTGGAGGAATGTCTCTGTAGTTGCCTGATTCGATACCGGCTAGTTTGGCATATTCTGAGAAAAAATCTGCGAGGACACCGTCCATGTCAACATAGACTTCCATTCCCTGCGGTAATTTTAATTCACTTGCTCTCATAAATTATTCCTGCTAGGCCACAACCAAATCTAATAATTCCTTCTAGTATGTCTTTAAACAGGGCTATAAGGGTTTCTCGGACGGTCATAACCATCATCCTCTGGATATACTGGATACTCGTTCATACTGAAAAACTGCTCCCGCAACCACATGTGCTTTGCGCATTAGGATTGCTGATAACAAATTGACTGCCCATGATATCTTCTTTGTAATCTATGCTGGCACCTTCTAGATACATCATGCTCATAGAATCGATAAGCACTTGCCAACGTCCGATATCTATAGAAAAATCATCATCGTTTTTTACATCATCAAAAGTAAACCCATAACTAAACCCACTACATCCTCCACCTTGTACAAAGGTACGAAGTTTTAGATTTTCATTATTTTCTTCTGAAAGTAAATCTTGTATTTTGACTTTTGCTGCTGGAGTGATTTCTACCATGTTAAACTCCGAAACGATTTCTTTTTACATTAGCTACAGGACTAGCATTGTTGATGTGTTCGCTTTCTTTTCTTTTGTCGGGACCTATTTTTTGTGTTTTCAAACCAATTCTTTTTGCGCTGTGGTCTATGATTTCTCTATCGCCATCACTGAATTGTACAGCTACTAGATTATTAGCGATATCGCTTTCTTTAGCCATGTCATGTAGTGGATCTGGGCTACCAGCTGCAGCCACACCCCATCTATACATATCATAAGTCCATCCTTTGATCGCAGGAAAGGTTTTAGCGCCATGTACTGTGGTATTTTCTTTTTTCAAACCTTCTGTTATTTCTTTCCAACGCATTTTATTTTCCTACAGGTTTTTCACCGGTTAGATAAGGCTTGCTAAACCATAACTGGAACCATTCAGGTGTTCCTGGTTTGATATTGTGTTTTTTCATCAGTTCGCCTTTTTCATTGCCAGTAATACTTATATTGCTACCGCCGTATGGCTGATAGCCCTTAAATTCTGTTATGCCTGCTAGGCGTTTTAATTCACTGAGTTCCATCTTGAGATTCTTCTGTAGATTTACTTTTATGTTTTTCGTAGCCTTGCTTCTGTTCTTTTTTCTTATCGCGATGAACACCAGCAGCACCACTAGTACGCTTGGCCTGTAGAGTTTTCCAATTAGGATCTCTCTTTTTAGGTAAGTCGTTTTCAAATAAGTCACGTAGACGCATCAGTATTTCCCCATATCTATTTCTCGGCCTCTGCCTATGGGGCGTTTGCCTTGTTTCTGTTTGAATCTATTGTATTGTGCTAACGCTGTTATCATAGATTCCATAGCACCTGCTTTGTATAATACGTATTCGATATTTTCGTAGTTACCGTATTTGAGAAACTCTTGTATAGATTCAAATTTACGGCTTAGGTTAGATACTAGAGATTTTTCATCCCAAGTTCCCATACCACCGTCTGGACGGATCTGAGCACCTTTCTCTGGATCATTTACTAATATTGCCTCTGCGGCTTGTCCTGTCATTGGTGCCTGTACTACATAGTTTCCTATGGTAGTGTAGTTTTGATGTGCTAATTGTTGCTTGACATTCTCTGGCGGACCTAATCTATATTTTATAGCAGCGGCAGACAGATTCATTTTATCTAGTATCTTTCCTGTCTTAGGATCAGATATAACTACAACAGGATCTTTAGTGTTAAGTTCTAATGGACCTTCATTAACTTCTTCTTTGATTTTTAATCCCGAACGTACAGCATCATATAATTGCTTGGCATACTTGCCTGCACCTGTTATTTCAGTGAATGCTTCTACATCTCCTGCTCTAGCAGCATCACGTGCGCCACTAGCACTAATTCCTGCTAGTCCCTCGTCATCGGGATCTCTGTCTCCGCTAGTAACAACATTTATTTCTTCAAAGTTGTACATGCCGTTGGGCATTTCTACCCCATTATATTTGTCTAGTAGCTCTTTGAATGTGCCAACTCTATCACTGCCACCTACGAATGTGATTTTCCTGTAACCTTCATCGTACAGTTTAGCAGCGATAGCCATGATAGTGTTTAGGCCAGGATCTGCTGAAACATGTGCGGCATGTTCTGGAAACATCACTCTGATAAATTTGATTTTTGTATCAAAGTCTAATGGATTATTTTTTAAGGGTTTTTGTGCGGGGCTAATGAATATTCTATAGTTCTTGTTGGTTTTTGCTAGTGTATCAAACACAGCTTTATGCCCTCGCGTGGGAGGATTCATTCTACCAAAACAGAATGCTATAGAATCTCCCGAATCTTCCCATAACTGCTTTAGTCTCATTATTCGTAATCGCCTCGGTCTATATATCTATGTTGTTCTTGAGCCATTCTCTTAGCTAGTTCTAGAATATCATCTTCACCGAATATGTCATCTTTGACATCATCGAGATCATGTTTCTTACAATAAATCACTATGGTCTTTTTAATGGGTTCAACATAGTGATGATAGTCGTCTGGTGACGCAGTGTCTTTATGTTG